AGACAGACGAAGCATTAGCCAAATTACTATCAAGATATGATATCCAAGTCGAACTAGGCGACACCCCGACAGCCTACGCCCCCTACCACAGCAACGTTTACCAGATACCCGAAGCTATCAAGGCACTGCTTGGCTACGGCTGGTCGGCAGGAACGGCACGAAATTACGTTGATTACGAAAATAAACGATACGTTCAGTGCGTGCAAAGCGTTGACTTAGGAACACTGAGCTGGGCTGCAGGTGAATCTGTGTCATTTAAAACACATCATTTAGCCGGGCAAAAATTGACAAAAAGTTATAGCATTGCACCAAATTTCATATGCCCAAAATATTCGACAAAAACGCAAAATGAATCGTGGGGCAAAACCAGTATAACAGGCATATCAGCTACCTCAAACGTTAACGGGTATATCTATGTCAACGATACGTCCTACACCGACGTCACCGCATTCAAACAGGCAATGCAGGGTGTAATTCTGTATTACGAACTAGAAACACCAATCGTCACCGACATTTCTGACCTGCTAACAGATGATTTTCTGCGAAATCTAACAGTTGAAGCAGGCGGTTCAATCACGTTCAAGGGTGGTAATGACGATTACAGAATACCAGTTCCAAATGAAGAAGAGTATGTTGTGAAGCTGAGTGAAGTGGGAGGTAGCGTATGACGGAATTAGAAAAATCTATGGTTGAGAGCATGGGGTTGACGGAAGATAATTTCCGCAAGCCCAAAGTCACCGAGATAGACAGGATAAAGGCAAATGTTGATTTTCTAGCTATGCTCAGTGGCGTAGAGCTGAATGAGGTGAGCGGCGATGAGTAAAAACTATGCAAAGGTCAAGAGATACTATGACACCCGTTTGTGGTCGGTTGCTATGGTGCACACCGCCGTCGGCAAGTGGATCACGGCTGAGGAGTATACAACAATCACGGGACAAACATACGAAAGCGAGGAACAGCAATGAAAGAAAACACAGCAAAAATCATCATTTCAGCAATAGCCGCAGGGCTGTCAGCGTATTTCCGTGTCATGGCGATACCTATAGTCATCCTGGTGCTTGTGATGATCATTGATTATATCACAGGAATGTGGAAAGCATGGAACAGGGGCGAACTTTCAAGCCGTGTCGGTCTTAAAGGGCTTTTCAAAAAGGTCGGCTACATATTTGTGGTGGCGGTGTCAGGCGTGCTTGATTGGCTCTTTATCTCAGGACTTTCACAGATAGGCATTGAGGTAAACGTCAGCTTTTACTTTGGCCTGATCGTGACGATATGGTTTATCATCAACGAGTGTATTTCTATCTTGGAAAATCTTGCGGTGATAGGTATACCATTGCCGTCATTCTTGGTGAAAATCGTACACAAACTGAAAATCACAGTTGAAAGCAAAGTGGATACAAACGAAAGTGAGGAATAGAAAATGACATATGATGAGTTTATCAAGAAGCACAATGGCGTAGCGGTTAACTATGACGGCGCAGCAGGCAAACAGTGTGTAGACCTTGCAACGGCATATTTCAACGAGGTCTTCGGCTCAGGTATCAAGAATTTCTGGTATGACGCACATCACTTTTGGGATTTGTTTGACAAAAATACTTGGCTGAAAGCAAATTTCACAAAGGTAAAGAACACGCCAAGTTTCGTGCCGAAAAAGGGTGATGTAGCGATATGGTCAGGCACGTTGAATGGCGGCTGGGGTCACATAGCAATCTGCACGGGTGAGGGCAACACGAGTTATTTTTATTCGTATGACCAAAACTGGAGCGGAAAAGCCTGCACTAAGGTCAAGCATACTTATGACCACATTGCAGGCTTCCTGAGACCAAAAAAACAGAGCAAGATAAGTGTGAAAGTGCTTGACAAGACAGGCTACAAGCAGGGCAACAAAACAAACGGTGTGCTTGCGCTCAAGGAGCTGCTGCTTCTTGCGAAGGCGGTCAAGCTTCACAACGTAGGTATGGATAAGAACGGTACATACGGAAAAGGTACTGCAAAGGCAGTTAATACCCTGCTGAAAAAGTGGGGATATTACGAAAACGGCATTGCAGGTGTGAACTTCATCAAGAAGCTCAGCGACGAGATTACAAAGAAGATAAAGTAGGTAGAATTTCAGCCGTCTCGGACTTTTATGGGTCTGAGGCGGCTGTTCTTATCGTTATACTATTGACCATCGAACATTGCATTAATATTCATTGGTGGCATTACTATTGGTTCTATTCCTGGTTGTGAAGTTATCAATGTGAGTTCACTCCTCAAATAAGGGAATAAAATAGACACGGTATTTTTATTCATTATTGATTCTCTTAACAAATCATTACTGCATTCCAAACTGAAATTTCCACAAAGTTCAATAATTATATGAAAATCAGAATCGTTCATTGACGTAACTGTTAGTTTTAATTTAGTACAAAAAACTGATTCATCAGATGTTTCAACTTCTTTTTTTAAGTTGAAATTCAACTCATCAATAGGGCACTCATTTGGATTTACATATTCAACTTGTGTAAATTTAATACTTAATGATTTTAAGATACTGTGCTGTTTCTGCGAAAGTTCCATATAATCCTCCTATAATCTATGAAGCCAATAATTCAGTTGAATCGTCTACTAAATAGTATTCGTCAAATAATTCCATAGCGGTTAGAAACAAAACATCATTCTTGATGCAACCGCTCTTATCAATTACACAACCACCTCGACCTTTGCATACTTCAGAGTAACCAATACCATTAAGTTCGGCAATAGATTTTATCATTTCTTTACTTATCATATATAACCCTCCATACTAAAATCTGCAGCAAGACGTAAGTTTTCAATTATACTCTTATCATACACACATATTTGAGTTTCTATGCCAGACATTAAAAGAAAATTAGTTTTGTGATTAGACGAAAATTGCATATCCATACAAAACGAACACATAATACCTGCAATTTGAAATTGATTTGCGAAAGAATCAAATGTAAAACATCTCTTTCTTTTGGTAACTTGAATACTAAAGTCTTTTGAATTTCTATTCAATCCTTTTGTAAAATCTAGACATATTCCATCGCTTTTTATCATTTTGTCCAAATCAAGGGCAAACTTTTTAAACTTTCTCAGATGTGCTGAATCTTCAAGATTGTATAACTTCTCTTTATTCATGTCAGCCACAACAACGTCATAATTTGTTTTATACTTTTTACTTTTACTTATTGCCCATCGTTTGGCTTCTTCATAGCAAGGATAAAAATATATTCCGTGACCAAGCCAATGATCATCACTATCTCTGCGCTTCGGATCCATAAATCCATTGTCAACTATGTCAAAAGCCCATTCTTTCAA